TATATCACCGGCCAGTGTTATCCGGCCGGCAATCGGATCGTGGTACTTCATTCGATACCCAGGGCTGAACACCAGCGAGTCTCCGCTGATGCCGAACAGGCGACCGTTGACACAAAACAGGCCGGCCGCCGCCGGGAACGGAACGAGGTAATCCGATGGCGCCGTGGTGGTCCTCGACCCAAGGGTTGCAATAACGATGCTCGCGGTTCCGGTCGGTGCGGTCGTGTGCAGGTATGTCTCGGAGCCGTTGGTGTCAGACAGGAACACCTGAACATGCGTCGCCCCGGCCGCCGCCGCTGGCAGCGTGACGGCTATCCCGCCGGAAATACCAAGGTCACGCACCGCCTGTGCCGACATTCCACCGGCTTCCCCGGTGGTCGCATTAACGTACCTGACCGCGACCTTGTACTTGCCAACGGGAAGCGTCCCGGCGCCGCTCGACAGGGCCGGCGCATCTGGCGTAGCAAACCCCAACGGGGACGACACGATTCCAACGACGGTGCCTGTATCCGCGCCGTTGCTGAAGTACACAACGCCGTCGAACTCCGCAAAACTCATTGCGGCATTGCTGCTCAACGCCGTTACAAGCTGCTCTGAAAACAGGCCGCCGAGCGGGGCTGAAAAACGGTACAGCGCGGAAGCGCGCACGAAGTAGCCATCGGTGTCTGAAACAGCGAATACCGAATGCCCGCCGACCATTGGAGAGACAAGCAGCGCGTCCTCGCGCCGCCTGATACGGCCTGACTTGTCGATGTCGACGTTGATGGCGCTGGAAAGGTACGCCCCTTTTTCCGTAACCATAGCGAACGGAGGAAGCCGGTTGTTGATGCCGAGAAACGGCCCGAAAATAAAGTCTTTCATACCCATCCTCTCATATAAATCGCTTTGCCAATCCACGTCATGCCGTATGTGTCAAAGTACCCAGGAGACTCTGACACGCTCCAAAGGCGCGGCCGGCGCGGGTTCCAAGAAACCAGGCCCGGCGTAGCAAAAAGCGTCGTAGCTCCGCCGTACCCAGGGGCGTAGTAGTGACTGTACCTAGGGACCAGCTTCATGGCTGGCGCGTCACCGTTATACCCGAGTGCAACATACGCGCCGACATGGTTGTGTATTTCTGGCTCGATTCCGCTGTTGAGCGGAACAGTTCCTTGCCAATAGCCCGGCGTAAGCCCTACGACATTATTTGTCACAACCTCTGGAATGACTCGCACCGGGCGCTTTGCGATCCAGTACGGCTCCGGCCCCGAGGCGGTTCCGTCTTTCAGAACAACGCCGTTTTGCTCTTCATACTCGTATACAGACGACCACCCTTGCGGCCAACCAAAAGCAACAATAGTCATTTGCTCCGGGTAATGCTGTATTAGTCTGTCGCCATCATGCTCTAAATATGTCTTCGTGCTTGAAGTATGCTTGTATGAAGTAGTTGCCTCCCCGGCTTGTTGGTGGCGCTCGTCTGTTGACAATGACACATAGGAGTACGCATTGCTGGTCGTAATGTACTCATAGACAAGTGTATTGTCGTGGTATAGCTTGACGCTTGAACGCCACTTGTCCTGGTGTTGTGTCGACGCGGAGGATGATGTATTCACTGTGTCAGTTGACCACCAAGCCCACCTTGAATTGGGCGCGTCCCACACATACCGCATGGTTCCGGTTTCGGTGTAAGAACTTGTGTCCGAGTTGCCTGGAAACCCGTATTGTTCTTCCGCGTATGCGTGTATTTTGACAATCTGCGCGGCACCATCTTTGCGTGGTGCGTAGCCAACAAGCAGGTAGGCTTTGTACTTGTATTTCTCGTATGACGTTGAATACTGCTCCGTACCGATAACAGACGGGGCGCGCATACGGTCTTCAGGCGACCCGCCGCTCGGGTCAAAAACCCAATTCCATACGACCACATCGCGGATTTCGGTCAGGAATTCGTTTTCAACTTGGTCAAACTGGAAACAGTCTGTTTCGTTCATGTATGTCGAAAGGCTGGCGCTCAATGTCGCGTAGGTATTACCAGTGATCTGGACGCGCATCACCTTTATCAGATGTTCTCCGAGCTTTAGCTCAAGCGCCTTTCCGCGCCCCGTGTACCACGGCACAGTATCGGTTGTGCGGGCCTCGTACGCCGGAACCATGTAAAGCATTTCGTTTCCGGTTGGTGAATAACTGGCATGGCGATGCGAGACTTCGAGGTTCGCGTAGTCACCAACGCCGTAATACCCGAAATTCCGCTCCAGCTTATGCGCAGCCGGGTTTGTTACCGTAAACGGCGCACCAGTCAACAATGCCTTGTAGTTTGTAGACAGCGTTCCGTTCGCGTCGAGAATTTCTTTCGCAAACAGGTTGAACTCGAAGTCGTGTGTTTCTCCCGAAGGAAATATCCCGCTGGCATTTGTCGGCGTAACCTTCGTGACGTAGTAGCTCAACAAGAACTTTTTGCCGTTGTCGGCTTGATACAACCACTGCATACAGTTGAGCGTGTAATCAACGCCCATGTGTATCCCGTTCCCATCTTCGGCAGTTGTTAACCACTGAGCACCGCCGAACGTGCAGCTTTCTCCTGGCGGCGCCGAAAAAATTACTTGGGCAGGGTTCGAGTATGGCTTTGGCGCCGCAGTCAGGTCGATGTTGGCTATGTAGTTCGTTGTTTGTGATCGTGATGAACGCGGGTTAAGCAAGTTCCAATCAAGCGTCCACGGGCTTGGCGACGTAAGGCCCGTTGGTATGTTCAGCTTGTCATCGTAGATGTGCAGCTTCTTGTTCCTGATTTCTCCGTGAAGTTGCTCGCCGACCCTGATTGGCTTTTCCTCTTCGTCCACCGCTCCCTTGACCAGAGGAAACCCGCCCCGCGTGCGAAGTTGCGCGCCGCCGCCCAGGTTGCGCGTTCGTATCGAGTCAGGCCCGTCAGTATGCGTAAGACCGACGCGCAACTTCACCTTTTCCCTGTTCCCAAGAAAGGTTGGGAAAACGCCAAAGGGCTTTCCGAAGTCGTCACTCATTTTCGCCCTCTCCGTGAACTGTGTTCCTGCGGTGTTGCGGCGCAGCGGTCGGTTTAGCTGTCTTGGCCGCAGCGGTATCCCTTCCGGTGGCCGGGGCAGACTTCTCGCTCCCGGTGACAGCGAACGCCGTAGCGGGCGAAAACTCGACGCGCTGCACCTCCCTGCCGGTAAGCACATAGACGATGAATCGCTTCGGGCGAACGAACGCGCTAACCCCGGCAGAAGCAGAGAAGATTGCGTTCAACGCTTCAAAGATCGCCGCCGACAGGCTGGATGCGCCAGACTGATCCGCAATGGCCGCAGCCAGTGCAGAACTATTGACTGCCCACACGGTTGATGGAACTTGAATGCTGCTTGCGCTAGCGCCATCGCCGGCCACGGCGACTACAAGTGCCTGCGCCCCTTGCATGTGCGCAGCCGTCAATACATCGGACCTGATGGCGTAGAGCAAGGCGCTGGCATTTTGCGCCGCCGATACTGTTGCCGCTTCTGCCGCCGACGCGACGAACGCGCTTGTCACTGTCTGCGCATCAGCGGATGCGGCAGACTCACCAGCAGAGCTTGAATGAAGCGTGCCGCTGGTCGATGAAATAACGTCGGTCGCGGTCGCGGCATCCGTGAGCGTACCAAGTAACGTCACTGCTACCGATGGCGTATCCACGGCGGAGGCGCCCTCTGCGCGGGCCGCGTTTTGCGTTCTTGCTGCTCCTTGGGCGTCTGCCGCGAAGGCTGGTTCCATGCCTGACGAAACGAGCTGGGCGGCCGCGCCATTGGTGTGTGCTGCGCTGGCCGGCTCGCTGCGCGAAGAGACGAAGAGCGCCGTAGCGGACTCTGCTTCGACGAGCACCAGAATGTCAGCAGAGGTTGCCAAAATCGCCGCTGTCGTCGCGGCAGTGTCAGTCGACGCGGCAACGGCGCTACCGGCAACACCAAAGGCAACCGCGCCGAGGGCAGAATCCACGGGCGAAGCCGTTTCGGACAGCGCCCCTCCAAAAGCCGTTCCGCCCGATTGTGTATCAGTCAGCGTCAAGGCATCAGCGCTGCCTGCGGACAGGGTAAATTCTGTGCTGCTCCCGTCTACGGAAGAAAGCGGCTCGGCGCGCGACACGTTGCGAGTAAGCAGCAAGTTTTCTGCGCTGGTTGCGGCAAGGGCGTCGAGCGCCGCGCATATCGCCAAGCGAACCCCGGCGGCGAGGTCGGTCGCCGCCGCTGGCTCCGTGCTGCCAATGGGGAAGGTTGCTCCGGCCAGAGGCGTATCCGTGGAGGCTGTCGCCTCAATGGACTCGATGGTGTAGGAAACAAGCGGGATGATGCTCTCGGCAGCAGACGCACTCTGAACTATGGCTACATCCTGCTGGCCGCCGACGGTGTTGGTTGCGCTCGGGTTGTCTGCCACCCCGATAGGCGTCGACACGTTGCCGCTCTGCGTCCTCGTTGCCGTCAGCACAGCCGCAAGCGTGCTGTACGTCTCCGTGTTATACGCGAGCCGCTCTATGCTGTCGATGAAAGTTCCGCTTGAGTTCACGCCTCCGGCGGTGTACCCGGCGCCGGAATGCCCAACGCCCGCCGAATGATACCGTGAAGTGGCAAGCGCAATCGACACGACCGACAGGGTGTAGGATGCAAGGTTTGCCTTGTTGCACCCGTTCGATACAGCGGCGCCAGTGAAGCCGCCGAACGTGTACAGGTCGGCGGTCGACTGCGCCCCTGAAGACATGTGCACCCCAAGCGCCGATCCACTGGTCGTAACGGAGAGCCGCGTTTCGTCGGACAGCCGCAAAACCTCCAGCGCACTGGATGCTCCGTTGATGTCGTTGTAACCAGTAAAGAGGTATCCATTGATGCCGTTGCACGCTCCGATTCCGTACTGGTAGAGGTACTGCACCGTAGCGGAAAGAGTGGACACCGTCTCGGCAGTGAAGGCCAGTTTCTCGATGTCGCCATAACCAGCGCCGCCGCTGCGCCCGCCGACAATATACCCGGCGGAATTTGGTGCCGAGATCGTCCCGGAATACACCCGCGCATACGACAGCGTGGCTGTAATCGCAGCAATGGTTTCAACGGCATAGGCCATCGCGTCGATTGATGTTGTGGGTGTCAGCAGTCTCCCGCCAGCAAAAAACCCTTTCCTGTCCGATGTTACTCCGGCGGGTCCGGCCCATCGTTGCTCAGAGCATGTCGCAGCCAGGATGGAAATCGTCTCTGTCGAGAACGAAAGTTTGTCGACCGTATTGACCCGTGTTTCGTACCCGCCGTCGTCTGGTTCTCGCCCGCAGACAACGTAGCCGGCGCCCTTGGGCCACGCGGCTATCTCTGGAACGTCCACCCGCACCCACGGTTTTGCGTCGTGCGTGCTGATGGCCGAAGATGAAAAGTATTGCGTACTCAGCCCGGCAATGCCATATACCGCCGCTCCGATTGTTGCGCCGAGGGCGGTGCGCGATTCTGACGATTGAACGAATTCTTCGGTTGAGGAAACAGGAACGGCTGACACGTTGCCGCCGGCAACATATCCAGCATGAACGCCATTGGCGACGCCGGGAGACTGTCTTGATACGGATAGCGTCAGACTGAGTGTGGTGACAGCCTCCGTGGCTTCCACCAGCTTCTCTACGTCAGTCAAAAAGCCGTTTCCGCTGTTGTACCCGCCATAGAAGTAAAGGCACGTCGTAAACGCCATGCTCGCCGATTCAGATCGTCCGTATGTATTCAGGTATGAAGACATGGACAACTCTGAGTCCGTTGCCAGGTCATACTTGTATATGAAGTATGGATACGTGCCGCCGCCGGGTTCATATCCGCCAGCGACGAACAAATTGTTCTGGCAAGCGCCGGCACCGCAGTATCTAAGTTGGCTCATAGACGACGACAGATCGGTGTTTACTTCTGTCGCCCACGGCATTTTGGTAAGCACCCGGCTCAGGCCGACAGGTCCGCCAATCCAATACCCGTGTGATTCGCATGATGCTGACGCACCGTACAGCCGCGAGTTCTGCGAAAAACCCGATGCGACCGTTTCATTGGAAAACGTCAGTTTTTCGCAATCGCCGTCGTGCACGGTGACGTACCCGTGGGTTCTTGACTGAATTCCGCTGGCGTTCCTTGTCGGCACATTGAGCGCATTCGCGCTCGCCGCTATGGCTTTCGTCTGGTAGTTGATGCGATCAACCGCCGTGGAAGCATTGGACCCGTTGTTGGTGCCGCCACAGAAGTACCCGTAACCCACCCCCGCTACGCCGGAATACTCGATGCTGCTAGCGAAGATCGTCGTCGCTACCGTCGCGCCGCTGGTTTCTGATGCCGTTGCTGCTTCGTCAGCACTCTTTGCGAACGGGTTGCTCTGCTGATGCGCAGACGCGGGCAGGAGGGGCGAGAACCCCCACGACATTTAGGCGACCTGTCGGATCGACCAAGGAAAGGCGCGGCCCGTCCCTGCGGTTTGCTTGAGCGTTACGTCCCACCCGTGCATCAGGATAAGTGACGGGGAAACCCATAGCGGATCAGACTGCACGCCAGCTAGCGTGGACATGAGTACCTGCCGGATGGCGTCAGTCGACCGGCACTTCTCCTTGACCCGCAGTTCGAGGACATCGCCCGCCACCATCGCGTTGCAATCAACGAATATCTGAAACACGCCGTCCGTGGTGTTGGGCGTCGGGGAGTTCAGCGTGTGCTCGGTGTTGATGGTCGCGGTTTGCGACCCGGAATACAGTTCAGCGATTGCCATATCAGCCCCCGATTCCTATTGCTGTGACGTTGTAGGTGGTGCCGGGCGTGGTCGAGCAGCGGCCCCGTGCGTAGATCGTCGAGCCGGCAGGGACGTAGCGGAAGCCTTCGATGATCTGGCGCCCGCGCAAGATGCTCGCCTTGATTTCCGACGTGCCGTAGAAGCCGATGTGCTGGTCTTCGATGATGAACTCCTTGTTGGTCGCGTCGCCGTAGGCCAGGTCATAGGTCGCGTACTGCGCCGTGATCGTGCCGTTGCTCAACTGGATGCCCATCTGCCAGCGCCACATGTCTTTGGTCGTAGTGCCCAAGCTGACCCACGATCCTTCCGCTGCGTTGCCCGGTGCGACGGCGGTTCCGCCGCTGCCCGAGATCGTGCCGATGGTTTCCGACCACTGGCCGACCGGGACCATTTCAGGGTTCGTCGGGCGACCGTAGAAGGTGGCGACGACGCGGACGGTGCCTGCCGTGGCGTTGTTGCCCTGCACACGCACAGCGACCGATGAACCGGCCTTGATGCGGATCGGAAACACGAACTCGTCGAATCCGGTAGTCACGGCCTGCGACTGGCCGCAGACGATGTTGTTGATGATGGCCGTGTAGCTGGTGCCGCCGGCCGGATCAACGCCAATGTCGAGAAGGTGGTCCTTCTGCGCGCCCGACGTGTTGCCACCGCCCACGGCGATGAACATCAACAGAGAGTCGTAGGCCATGTTCGCCGCAGTGGCGATCTGGACCCAAGACCCTTCCGCGTTGGAGGCGCCCGGCGTTACCGACGTACCGGGCGTGGCGCTCGGCGTCGTGTAATTCGAGAACTTCCACAGGAAGCTGTTGATCTTCTTGTGGAGCATCAGTCCTTGATCTCCAGGAGCGCGGCCCCCTTCGCCACCGTGTCATCCCAATGCAGGAAGTCGTGGTGCATGTTTGCCAGTGCGGCCTGGGCGCCGTTGTTGTGCAACTGGCGATTCAGGCTTTCTTCGTAGTGCGCAGGCTCTTCGGCCTCGAACTGTGCGCGGGTATAGCGCGGCAGCTTCTTGAACTCCGTGTAAAGGCAGGAGAGCTCCCGAAGCGCATCGTTGAGCAGCTTCTCGTTGAATGCTTCGTTCGACCGGATTTTGAGTATCTCGATGCGCAGGCGGCGCCGGTCGAACTCCGAGGTCGCAAGATCGGCGATCTTGGCTTCCTTTTCCTCGATGTCGATTTCAGACAGGGCTTTTGCACAGCGGTAATCTGTAACTGCCCTGATCTTCGCCGACATGCGCAGGCCAATAGCCCGGTATGCCCGCGCCGGAGTAAGCTGTGCCGCGACTACGAATGCCTTGGTCTGGAAGTCCGAGTTCTCGAACGGGATGTCGAAGAACGCTTCGTTCAGTTCTTCGATCAGCCGCCCAACATCGGACTCCGTGACTGTCAGATCGTTAGCCATTCGCAAGCTCGATCTGCTCTTCTGTGAAGTAGCGCGACTCGGCCTGCCCATCACCGTCCGCGTCAGGCGAAACGACGAGGAACAGGCGCGACCCGTCATTCGGGTCAAGCGTGATGGCACTCACGACGCCCTCAATCGGAGCGGGGAGGACTTGACGAACCGGATCGCCGACTTTGAAAGGGGATTTGGACATGACTTGCTCCTATTACAGGCTGGTGGAGTACGACACGGAAAGCGTGTCGCCGTTACTGACGGTCTTCGAGCCGCCGGAGAAGGCGCCTGCCGAATACAGCGTGCCGGCGGTCGAGTCGATGGTGCTGACAGCGCCGGAACCGAAGACGATGAAGCACCCGCCGACCGTTCCAGCACTGGTAATCGGAAACGCAAGGGCTGACGACAGGGCTTTTGACCCGGAGGCGGCGGCGGACCAGGCGCAGGTCTTTCTCGGCGACGTATAGGCCGGGGCGTTCGTGCCGCCGACTTCGAGCCATGCGGCGTGCGAGGCCATCGTGTCGCCAGCGGCGGCCGAAGAGGCGTTCGTGTTGATAAGCCCCATGAACGGGCCTGTCACCGTGTAGGCAGAACCGGCCAGGTAGGTATCCAGCGCCAGGTTCTTTCCGACCGTGCACACGACGTTCTCGAATGCGTCTTCCCACTTTTCTTCCAGCGGGATGGAAAGAAACTCCTCGATCAGCCTTTTGCCGTTCGCCAGGCGGTCGAGAAACCCGAGCAGGCTGTTGTTGCTCAAGCGGTCGCGCAAGGCCACGTAACGGTCGCGCATGTGCTCCACCGGGCCGATACAACTGGCGCGGTAGAAACCGTGGGCTTCCGCGCCTTCGTTCGAGGAAACGGAACGCGCTGCGGACGCATCGGCGTTGGTTTTCACCAATGCGCCTTCTTTGGTTTGGATGTCTTTGTTCATGCTGCTTCTCCTTGTCGATTACTTGAGGACAACTACGGGGTCGTGAACAGACGCGCTTGTGCTCGTCAGTTTGAGTCGGCGAACAGTGCCGTCAGGGGTTTCCACTTCCATTTCGCAAACCCCTTTGCGCGGAACGAGGGCGTCGGTGTCTTCTTCTTCGATGCGGATTCGTATGTACTTGTTGGCCGCGTCGACGGTGACTGAAACGATATCAAGCGGTGCGTTTGCGGCCTGCGAAGACGCCCAAACAGTTCCACCCGGCTTGTCGTAAAAATCAACCCGCGCAACGACGCCGGAAAGGTCCATCGGCGCGTAGTAGCAAAGGAACCCGCCGGCAACATAAGCGTCCCAGGGGTCGCCGTTTTCACGAACTGGCGTAACTGCGTTGAACTCGACCGTGTTTTGGTCGATCACCGTAACCACGTTTGCGTCAGTCAACCTTGGATTGGATGGGTCTTCCTCGTTGATTTCATCAGGGCCGTCGACCAGGGTAACGAAGCCTGCCATCCCGCTCGCCATGCCATGCCCTGTGACAGTCAGGCGGGGGGCGCCCAATGCGTAAGAAATGGCGGCAATCGGCTTTCTGACGATCACATCGCGGTTGCTCCAAAAGACATCCAGTTCAAATGTCTTTCCACGGATGATTTCTAGTTCCTTCTTGGTCGCCATTACGTCAGCCCCCGATCACGATTCTTGCGGCGACGTACCACCCGATCATCCATGCCCCAAGGAGCATCAAACTGAGCGGGGTCAGCCGGTGCGGATTGCATTTGTTCTTCATGTTCAGCCTCCATGCGGCGTTTCATTTTCAGCACCCACTCGGCCAACAGCCAGATGCCGAGCACGAACAGGGCGCTGAACATGATGACCCGCCCGAACTGGATCATGTCGTCTGCGGAAGGGTAGAAAATCGGGATCATTTCGGCACCTTTCCGGCCATGCTCATTCCCTGTTGGCTGGCGTGCCCATTCGGATACGCAGTGACCTCGATCCTGGTCAGCCGGTCGCGCATGACTTCGACCTTGACTTCCTGGTTGCGCATGTATTCCTTTACCTCTTGCCTGAACTCAGCCTGCGCGATGGCGTACTGCTTGAGTTCAGCGGCGGTTCTCTCGCCCGTGGCGTAAGCGGAAACCCATGCCGAGGCGATGACGCCGACGATGATCTTGAGCCAGTCAGCCGGGTTCACCGTGTCTCTGCTTGCAACCATGCCAAGCGCCATGAAGTGCGCTTCTGTGCGCAAGTCCATCAGCCACAGGTAGAGGCGGGGGAAGTGTTCGGCCACGAAGCCGTGGGGGTCACTCATGGAGCACCTGTTTAACGTGGTGTTGGAGCCAGACGAGCATCAGGGTTGTTTCGGCGCAGTCGGTAACGACTCGGGCGACAGGAGGTAGAGGCTCGGCGGGGGTTTCAGCAATTCGGACGGTATCGACGGCAGCGCCGGGCACGGGACTGACACGGGCACTTGCGTTGGCGTACTGGCGCATCCGCTTGTCAGCATCGCGGCGAACAACATCGAGGGCAGAAGCCCAACCCTTTGCGGTTTCATCATGGATTCTCCGGTTCTCGGTTTCCTTGGCCTTCGCCTTCTCGGCTGCGAGCTTGCCGGCAGCGCGGGTCTGTTCGATGAAGACATCGTGCTTGGCCTGGCAGGCAGCAGCACGTTCCTTGTACGCGGTCGCCTCGGTGGCCTTGACGAACCACATGATCCCGGCGATGCCGTTGGTGCAGAGCAGGAAGACGATCAGCCAGATGGCCGGCAGGCTCAGGAAAGGCATAGCTGCATCTCCGCGTTGCGTCGCTTGCTCAGTCCCGGAAGCGGAACAAGAACCCCACCGACACGGGCCTTGTTCCAGCGAGGCAATTCCTTACACGCCATTTCAATCTCGCCCGCAGCCAGATACTTCGAGGCTGTGCTTTCACAAGCGACGCGAGGCCCGATGTTGTATACGGCGTCCGCGAACGCAGCGTGTACGTTGACCGGAAGGTTCGGATGACACCTCTCGACAGCTTCGACCGCTTCAAGCATGTCCGCTGTAAGGCGCTGTTTGCATTCCTCAAGCTCATAAAAGCGATTTTTCTGGACATCTTTGGTCGATCCGTAGCAAACGGTCAAAATGCCCGGCGGGTCGTAGTAAGCCAACTGGCGCAATCCTTCTGCCGGAATGGCGATGGCCGTAGCGAGAGCAGTAGCGGCGGCGATGCGGCGGGCTTTGTCGTTCATTCGAGGCCACCAGTTAGCGCCCAATCCCTAAGCATCTCAGCCAGCCAAAGCGCATCCTTCCTGTCCATTCGTGACGAACGAACAAGCAAGCAACCCTCTGCGTCATAACCGACGATCAATACATCTTGCAGGTTGTCGTGGTCTGAAAACTCAAGTGCCGACAGAAGCGCCTGTTTTGGTGTGAACGTGGTGGAAGCGGGGAGCGCGGTAATCACTTTTCGTCCTCCGCAATATCCTCGGCTTCCTTCTGTGCCAGTACCCGTGCCAGGATGCCGAGCGCGGACAGCACGCCAATCAGTGCCGGGGCTACACCCGGAGGCAGGAACGAAGCACCAGCGACTTGGAGCACCACCTCGCACCCTGAGACGAGCGCGGCGAGGCCGAGGAACTTGACGCTCCACGCCTTCTTCAGCACGTCTTTCCAGTCGGGCAGCAGGGTCATTCGATCACCAGCGAACATGAGCGTCCTCGCTCTTCGTCGGTTTCAACGAGGGCGAACAGCCGGCGTTCAGCATTGCGACATGGAATCGGCTCACCGCGACCACGTACTGTGCAAAGAATGATTGCGCACTCAGGCTCGCCGCCAATCCATCCGCCATCAGCCGCAAGCACAAGGTCGCGGCCGTGGGCGTGGCTGTACGACGTTGAGAGCGCATATCGTCCAGGTTGTAGATCGCTGCTTCCATGATTGACCTCCGCAAAACAAAGGAACATCCCGTCCGCGTAGAGCGTGCCGTTTTTCAGGAGGAACTTCATCAGAAGTACGCCCCGCTGACAGCGCGCCGGACATTGATCCGCAGCCGGCGCATGGCCTTTTCGTCGGGGCGCGGCCCGAACGTGCGCTCGAACTCGGCCGCGTATTTCTCGGCCGCCTTCGGGTCGAAGGTGTCGGCGTCCTGCTTCAAGTACGCGACGTGCAGCGCCCAATCAACCAGCTTTTCATGCAGTCGAGGGGGCAACCAGTCGGGCGAATCATCGTCATCGACCATCGGCTCGGCAGGCGTGCAAAAGCCTTGCGCGATCACAACGCCGGTAGTTGTCGGGATCGGGTAGAAACGCAGCCGGCCGCCAACTTCGTAGCAGGCGACCGGGACATCTGCGGTGCGCGCCTCCCATTCTTCGCCCTCAACCTCGTCGAGCATCTGCTTGTCGCAGAGCATCAGCTTGCGTCCGTTGAACGTCACGCGCTGCACGGAGAACAACTCGTCCGGCAGATCCGCATAGGCTTCGTTCGCAGATTGGTCGAGTTCGATGTCGTCCTTCTCGATCAGCCGGGCGCGGATGCAAGCCTCGTCGCCGGCTTCGTTGAGTCCGTCAATGAACTCTTCGTCGGCCCACAGATGCGGTTTTCGATCCACGTCTTGCGTGCGCAAGCGGCAGCGGACGATCATGGCGCGCAGGTTCATTGCTTACGCCTTCGGCTTGCGTCCGGGCTTCTTGCGCGGCGCCTCTGCCGGCGCCTCTTCGATCGCCTCGACCTTCGCGGCGGCGCGCTTCTCTGCCTTCTCGACATAGACGCCGCCCGTGTGCGGGCCGAGCATCCAGGCGATGTGCGCCTCGTCGGTGACTTCGCAGGTATGGTCGTTCGCGTCGTTGAAGACGTAGGACTTGTCGCCCAGGGTCGTGGTCGAGCCGTGCTTGCGGCGAATCAGCAGTTGGATCTTCATGTCTTTCCTTGAAGAAACGCCGCCCGAGCTTGTGGCAGGGACGGCGCTTCGGTTGGTCGCCCGCCGTTACGCGGAGCGGTACATCAGGGTCAGGCCAATGGTCCCGGATGTCGCCGTGGTGTCGGTCGAAATCTTGATGCCGACCGAGCGGTTCGCGTTGTTGTCGACAGCGCAGCGCGACATGGCGCGCAGGCCGCCGGCGTCGGCACGCAAGCCGGTTGCCGCGGTGTTGACATCACCACCGGTGAGCCAGGCGGCGCCGCCGGAGGCCGTGGTGTCGATGTCGGTCTTGCCGGAGTTCAGCAGGCCGACGCCGACAGCGCCGGTGGTGCCCAGGTCATCGGTGTCGAGGATGATGTCGACCGGAACGTGCCCGGCCGGAAGCTGCATCATTTCGATGATGTCGTTGAGCGCCATGTCGGCAGTCAGGACGAACTCGGCGCGGCAGACGACGACTTCGCAGCCGGCAGAGACCGGGGTGGGGATCACGCCCTTGGCGTGTGCGGATTTGAGCAGAGCCATGATTCAGTCTCCTTCTTCGGTTAGCTCGGGTCGGCGCAGGCAGTATCCAGCGCGATCACGCCGAAGTCGTAGCCCGTACCGTCGATGGTGAAGCGCGACTTCTTCACACCGAAGATCGACGCCGTGGTGATGACCACCTGGTTGCCGCGGTCTTCCAGTTCCTCGTTCCAGTCGAAACGGAGGCCGGTGCCCGGCGAACCGAAGGCGACGACGCCAGCCTGGCGGCCGAGGAACAGGTTGCGGGCCGCAGCGATCGTGCCGCCGCCGTAGTCGCTAAACCGGATACAGCCCTTGTGCTTGTGCAGGATGACGTTGTTGTGCATCCCGAGGCCGCCCTTGCAGATCGGCGAAGCCTTGCCGTCCGCGGTGGCGAGCGCCTTCTGGATGTCCAGCCAGCCACCGGTGCCGGTGTCGGTGCGGAGGTCGTATTCGCACCAGGGGTGCATGACCAGGACGAAGTGTTCCTCGCCGTCGATCATCACCGGCTGGATGGCCGGAATGCCGGTCGTGCCGCCGCCCATCACTTCGGCGCGGGCCACGGCGCGGTCGATCAGCTTGAGCGTGAACTTGTCGTTCGCGTCCAGGTTCGACTTGAGCGTTGCGTCGCCGCCGTACATAAGGTGCTGCGTGTCCGGGGCAACGAAGGCGTTGCCAGCGTAGCCAGCGAAACCGACATCCTCGATGTAGTCGGGATTGACGCCGCGCGCACCGGACAGGTACATGAACAGCGTCTCGTCGAACAGGCGCGACCACCAATCCGACTGGCGGACGCGGGCGATCTTGCGCAGATCATGGACAGTACGCTTGCGCGACATCTTGCCGCCGGTATTGACGCCGCCGCGCAGTTGGTCGATGTAGAGGTTGTCCGTGTAGAACTTCAGGTCTTCCTCTTTGCCGCGCAGGTTGGTATCGCCCTGCACCGGCTTCATCTTCAACTGCATCACCAGGTCATAGCTGATTTGGTCGCCGGCATCGTTTTCCAGATGCGGGAGGGTTTGCAGCGGGGTTTGGGCCTCTTCGCCCACACCCATGAACTTCTTGTTCCAGTACGACTTGCGGCTGGTATCAACCGCCAGGAACGCGGAAAACTTCTTGACGGCTTTGGGATCGCCGACACCCACGATGGTACGAGGCATGAGATTGCTCCTTGGTCAAATTACCTCTTGTCCAAGGCGCACTCTTGCGCACCCTTAAATCACCCGAACGCGCCTGCATTCGGGTACTTGCCGACGTTATACGCTGCCCGCCAGCATTTTCTCTGAACCGAACGACAGCCCGCGGCTGGCGGGCATGTCATCCTTCTCCGGCACCTGAATGGCGACTGAATCATCGGCCTCCACGCTGACGCGGGCACGCTGCCCGGATTTTTCCAGGAGCGTGACCACGATGCGCCCATTGTCGAAGCGCAGCGACTCGCCCACGCGGAGGTCGACTTTCATGCTCATGTCAGATTTGCGCCCCGCAAGTGCCAACGTCGCGCCGCTCGAACAGGTCTTGCTTGAGGGCATAGCCCATCAGCGGCCAGATCTTCGCCACGGCGTTCTGGCGGGCAATCTTGCGGCCGAGTTCGGCGTCGAAGTTCTCCGGGCTGGCGCAGGCGCTCTCGCCCGTGACGGTGAAGCCGTTACGCAGGACGAGGACGCAGAAGGTCAGGAGTTGCAATCCGCTTGGATAAGGGACGTTTTGGATGGAGGCGGTTTGTTCCGGGTTCGCATCCAGCACAGCGCCCTTATAGCCATCTGCTGCCGTGAAATACGACTCGCTGACAATGTTCTCCTCGATGTCCTGCGGAGTGACGCGCGGCGCGGTCTTGCCGGCCGCGCGGATCTCCATTTCGATTAGGACGTCGGCGCTCACTTGACGACTCCTTGCGCCTGCTTCGCGCGCCACTCACGGCCGATATGCTGGCAGGCATGGCGAACAGCCATTGCAATAATTGTCAGCCTCATGCTGCCATCCCCAGGTAACGCGCCTCCTGCTCCGGCGTCATCTTGGAGAGCGCCTTTTCGAGCGCGAGGCCGTCGAGCTTGTCCAGGTAGGCGAACTCGCCGTCGCCCGTCTCGGCGATGTCAGCGGCCGGCATCTGCGCCAGGGTCTTCGGCACGGCGGACAGGTCAGGCTGGCGCGACTTGGCGGCCGGCGCTTTCTGCGGCCCGCCGAAGCGTTCGCGCACCAGGCGATCGGCTTCTTCGAGGAACCAGCCGGCCGGGCGCTTGGCATTGGCCGGGTCGCCGGCGAGTTGCTTCACCTGGGCGTCGAGCGCGGCAACGAGCACGCCATCCTTGTAGGTGTCGGCGTTCTCTTTCTTGCCGAAGAACCGTTCCTGCTCCCATTTCCACCGCTGTTCGCGCGAGTCGGTGTTCTGTTTCTCGGCCTGCTTCGCCAATGCGTCGGCAATCTTCAAGTCCTGGCGTTCTTCGGAAATAACCTTGAGGTGCCGGCGCAGTTCGTCACGGTCGATTTCACCGTCATCGAACTTCTTTTCGATGTCGGATTCCTTCTGGTCAAGTTCAGCAAGTCGATCCGCCAGGTTTTCCGGTGCGGACGCCTTGAATTCCGGCTGGAACTCTTCGGCTACGGGCGGCTCCTTTCCGGCGTCATCGCCCGCGTCGTCGTCGCCATCGGCATCGTCAGCAGCAGCGGCAGCGGGTTCGTCGCCAGCATCGCCTTCGTCGTCTTCGGCGCCATCGGCCTCGGTGTCTTCGCTGCCTTCATCGTCCTCATCCTCCAGCGCGGCGCGCTCTTCGTCGGACAGGCCGGCCAAATCTTCATCCTTGATACCCATGCTTTCACTCCTTCGGTTGAGGTTGCGCAATCACGCCATCGGCGCGTTGCGTTTCAATCCCGGCCATTTCCCCGACGCCGGCGGTCGCCGGCAGCATGGGGCTGGTGTTGGTCGGGAAATCGACTTGCGGCGCCATCGCCGCGGGTGGAACGGGGAAGTTCGGATCGACGCCGGATGGGTTCGGGTCTTGATACCCGGCGCCCTTCATTACTTCGTCGGCGATCGGCGCAACCGCGGGCATGGTGGCGATCACCTGGCCGGCCTGCATCGCGGCATAGGCGGTTTCGGTGCCCTTCTTGACGGCGCCCGCGATGATGTCGCGCACCTGGGCGCGGATCTTTTCGAGTTCGCCCCTGGCGGTGTCGAGTTCGAGTTGCGCGCGTTCCTTGTCCTGGGCGGCGCGCTCCTGCTCGGCCTGCATTTCTTCCGGCGTCGCATCGGAATCCGGGTCGCGCTGCCCGTTGATCTTGCGGATGCGCGCCACCAGTTCGTCGCGCCCCGGAACGTCGGCCATTTCGACGACCAGATCGAGCAAGTTGAGCGCCACCTTGGGGTCCATCTGCGCCAGGCGGCCCACGATGTCGAACAGCGACTCGAACATGGCGATGCGCAGGCTCGACTTGAAATCCTGCTCGGAAACGACGTAATCGGCGTGCGAGGCCGTGATGTCGTTGATGATGCCCCCGGTCTCCGGGTCGATCGCATTGATCTGGTGGTACTTGGCGGCGCCGCGCTCGCCGAGGATGCGCACGACCTTGGGCATGGAGTAATATTGCTCGACCATCGCCAGGGTCATTTCGCCCTCAAGCTGGACGGCGAAGCGCAGGTTGTCGAAGATTTCCGCGGTGACGATGCCGCCCTGGTCCTGGCGGGCGAGGATCGCCTTGCCGCTGTCCGCGTTCGTCTCGCGCCCGAGGTTTTCCGCGGTAACGCCGCCGACGTTGCGGATATGCAGCGCGTCGCGGTCCATCAGTTTCAAGTGCTGCTCGGCCAGTTGCGTGTCGCGCGTTACCTTGAGTTCCTTGCCGCGGTTCTTGACGATGATGGCGTCCGGCCGGGCAACTTCGGCGCGCAGTTCCTCGATGTCTTCGACGGCGCCCTCTTCCATTTCGACCTGGTTGGTCGACAGAATCCACAGGGATTTCGAGGACCGCTTGTTGAGGTCGTCTTGCGGGTCGCGGATCTGGCGGATGGCGCCATAGGGCGCGTTGTCGCGCTGCCGGCGATAGCACCAGATCGGCACGAACGGCAGGCGGTTATGCCGGTACGGCGAAGCGGACTCGAATACCAGGCCAGCCGACGTGAAGATGGCGACGCGAACTTCGAGGTCCATGCGGTCGAACAGGCTGTAACCGGACTGCTCGGCGGTCACATGGTCTTGATTCTTGGCGTCGAAATACTCGCCGCAGCAGGGGCCATCGGCGAACTTCTTGCGCATCACCGGGTTGCGATACCAGCACTCGATCAGCTTGACGCGCGGCCGGCGCGACCAGGCGAGCGCGGCATGGTCGATCGGGGCGAAGCGGCCGACCGAGGCGCCGGCGTAGTCCTGGCCGGGCGACGTGACGCGGGCGCCCATGTACCAGATTTCCTCGTCGTCCTCGTTGGTCAGGGACAGGCCATCGGTCACGGCGCTGCGGATGACGCCGGCGCGGTCCTGGAAATAGGCGAGGGCGATGTCCTCGTCGAGATACTTCCAGCGGAAAATGTAGCGCGCTTCGGCCAGGTCGCGGGTGATGTCGTTCGAGTCGTACAGGACGTTGCGCCACGATTCATGGCGCTGGTACAGCAGTTCCTCGGTCGGGTCGCCGCGCAGGCCGACCTCGATCCAGCCCACCCCGGCGCGCACGGCATCGGCGAACGCGGCCGAGCGGTTGAAGACCGACTTGTTCGTGTCGGCGAGGTACTTGAGCAACTGCGTCTTGGCTTGGGCGCTGTCGTTGTCCGCCTTCTCGCGGCCGAGCACCTTGAAGTCGACGCGCGTGCGGCGCTCGGTGCCGATCATCCAGTCGATTGTCGGCTTGATCTCGTTGAAGACCAGCGGCGCCTGGTTGCGGTCGAGCAGGATTTGCGCGTCCTCTTCGGACCATTGCAGGCCGTCGTAGTAGTCGCAGTCAAGCGCCATCTGGTAGCGGTTCGCGGCCTGGCGCTGCATTTCCTGGTCGTACCATTCGGTCAGTTTGCGATGGAGCGCGAGCATCGACGGCGAATCGAGCTTGTGTTCCGGCGCCTTGGCCTCTTCGTACTCGGCAACGCCGCCGAAGCGGGTGTCGTCATCCATCGCGGACGAGGCGCGGACGTTGGTGAAGCCGTTGCCGCTCATGCTGCGAACTCTTCCGCGGTCGGCGCGGTCACGTCGCGCTCGGCGATCGTCTTGCCGTCGAGCTTGATGCTCATTTCGCCGATGGCGGCAGCCTGCTGCTCATTGAACGATTGCGGCTCGGGCGGCATGTCGATCAGGTCGGGCAGCGAATCCACGATCACGTCGGCGATGCGCCGCGCTGCAAAGCGATCCGTCTCCATGAACCCGAGTTGCTTCGCCGCAACGATGCACTGCATCACCAGCCACGGAGTCGGGGCGCCGGTGCGTGAATCCGCGTACTTGTGGGCGCTGTCAATCGGAATGACGTAAGCGCCGGCGCCGGGCAATGCCTTGTTCGCCGGGAACAGGATCATTGCCGGGTCGCCATTGACCCACTGAAACGACACGCCGATGTCACCGTGTCGGCGCACCTTCCAGGCCCGCGGCCCGCCAATGAGGACTGGCATCTGAAACCCCGTTGAGAATAGTTGCACGGGATTTTGCGACGCCCGCCAGCATTTACATCATGCTGCCCGCCAGCTTCCGGTCGAGCGCCGGCCGCTCGATTGGCGCCCGTAGCCTTCCCTGAACTGATTGCCGGCGTCCGCCTCCTGGCCGAACTGGCGGAACGAGTCAGCGCCGTGGCTGCTCTGGTCGTGCCGCGGCGTCCCGCGCCAGATGCCGTGCTTGTCGTCCCATTCCTTGCGGTAGCCGGCCAGCTTGTCGAGGCCGAGCTTGCAGCCCTCTTCGTCGAACCAGCAGGACGCAAAGACGTTGCGCACGGCCTGGATGCCGGTATGGATGTCTGTCACGCGCGGCACCGTCTCGAACTTCTGGCCCGGTAGCAACTCTTCGAGCATGTCGCGGATGCTGCGGTTCTTGTCCGGGTCCGTGCCAAGGCGCTGATGCTCGGCATCGTGCGGCAGGTAGTGACGGCCGAAGATATAGCCGGTCGATTGCAGGTAGCGCACGTACTCGGATAGCGTCTCGCCCGATTCCCACTCGATGTAGCGCAGAAAGCGGTTCTCCATGCCGACGCGCTGGTGGAACCAGATGCCGGTCGCGTCCGAGCGGCCGGAGTGCCCCAAGTCCCAAAAGGTATTGACCGGCGAGGCGACCACGGGAATGCGCAGGATGCGCCCCTCTTTCCGGGCGGCGGCCAGTTGCTCGGCGTAGAAACAGCCCTCGGTCGATACCTGGAATGCCTCTTCGGCGGTGCTTGGGTATTCCTGCCACATTTTTTCGCTGTCTCCCGAGAAGTCGTGTTCGCGCGTGGCGACGTACCAGGCGCGCTGCCGGTCGTCGAGCGCGCGCCCGATCTGCGCCTCGATCTCGCCAAAATACTTGCGGTCCTTGTCGGTGATGACGACGTGCGCCGGGTCGATCGCGTAGCCTGGCTCTTCCCACCACGGGAAGAAGTGGAAGCGGTAGTCTTTCGGCCCGAGGTCGCGCCCGGTCTGGTGCGTCGCCATCGCGCGCTGCGTCATCTTGTAGAACTCGCCGTCGCGCCCCTCGGCGGTCGATTCGATAATCAGGATGCCCGAGGTCGGCACTGCTGGAATCGAGCCGGTGACAACTTCGGTCGCCTTGTCCGGGAATTTGGCGCAGATCTTCCCGAATTCCGAGACGTGCAGCCGGTGAATCGTGCCCGAGCGCATCGACGTGGCGACGCGGATAGACGCGCCGTTGTGCGCGAACAGCAACTCGCTGGCCGAATCCCTGGCAAGCGGGAACATGGAGCGCACCAGGTCGGGCAGGCTGTCATAGGCGAACTTCACCTTGTCCCGAAAGATGGCCTCGGCCGCCTCGCGGTCCTGGGCGATGATGCCGCAGCGTATCGGATTCTTGCTGAACAGCGCGGTATCGAGCCACAGGATTGCGATCAGCGTAGTGAAACCAAGCTGCCTAGCTTTAAGGATTATGTTGCGATGGTGCAGCCGGGTCATCAGGCGGCGCTGCGCCCGGTTCGGCTTGAACTGAATCACCAGGTCGTCGGCGCTGTCATCGCCCTTGACGATAATTTTGTACAAATTCGACAGGCGCCAGTCCTTGTTGCCAAGCCGGGCGATGATGCCGTCTCGGTTATTCATCGTCGTCATGCTCGATCAGCTTTTCGGACGACGAGACGCCAAACACATCGCCGCCGATGGCAGAGAACAGCGCGGCCAGCGGGTCGGTCTTCTGCTTGTTGTCGACCTCGAAAATGCCGTTGATTTTCCCGAGAAGTTCAAGCGCGCGAATCCGCGCCGAATGCGAGGCGAACTCGCTGAAGTCTGTCGCTTCGTCGCGCAAGCGCCGCCTGATCCACTCGGCTTCCGTTTCCGTTTTCTCGGCCAGCGCCTTGAGTCCATCATCAACGGCGGCTCGAATTGCTGGTTTTTTCAAGTTCTCGTCGCCGATGGCCCCGGCGGTTTTCTTGCTGTAACCGGCGCGAATAGCCGCCTGGGTCGCATTCTTATCGACCAGGTATTCACGGACGAACGACGATTGTTTGCCAGTAAGGGCCATCTATGATGAATCCATCACGATCAAGTCTCCGGCTCTTCAACAGTTTCCACCGGGCCAAACACGGGAAACTCGATTGGCGCCCCGCCAAGCGATTCAATAATTGCGTTTGCCTCTCGTAGCTTTTCACCGAGTACTCTCCTTCGCTCGGTTTGCGTTGCGAGTCTTTTAAGAGCGTCTGGACCACGACGTTTTTGTAAGTCTGCAACCTGTTTCTTCATGCGCAAAACCTCTCTTGGTAGATCCCCGAGAGACTTCTTTAGACGAATGTTGTCCTTACGCAAAGCCTTTGTCGCCGCAACCCGACGCAGGTAATAACGCTTCAGTTTGTCAAACACTCGCTTCAAATGAATCAGATTGTTGCTTAACAGAGCTTCTTTTTCGCTCATGCTCACGATCGGATCTCCTCAATGTCGATGTTCAGGTAAGCCTTCATAAGATGGCGCTTTACCCGATACACATCCGCCGACACGCCCTTGACATCGGCGACCACGAAAGCCCCGTCGCTCACCCGCTCGTAGGTGAAGTCGGCGATGTAGCGCAGCGGGGGCCGTTTCCTTCCGGCGATCACGCAGGACGGCGCCAGCTCGAACGGCACTTGCATACGCAGGTTGCGGATCTTGCCGGCCTGCAATTCCGCCTTGAGTTTCAGGTAGTAACGCGCCTCGGCCTTCGAGTCGAAGTTGATTCCGTCGATCACGCACGGCTGATTGCCGTACTTGCGCGACTTCCGCGCGACCTTCGCCTCGCGGCGCTGCGCGTACAGCAATTCGCGGGCGCTTATGGATTGGCTACCGGCGACCACAGCAAAAAGCTCCGTACAGGGTGGCAATGTCAGGCGCCGCGGATTCCTCCCGGAGAACGTAGGTCGTTGCCCAATACGGCTCGGGCTTGCCTGGCGAAAACCCGTTGCGTTCTCGGCGACGGGGAACCATCAGCTTGCGGGCGCCGGCGCGGATGACGATCTTGCGCGCGACCAGCCAGGACATTGCGGCGCGCACCGGGTATTCCGGGACGCCCATCGCCTCGGCGATCTCGAAGGTGGTGAAGGACTCGATCGGAAACTCGCGGATCGCGGCCAGGACGGTTTCGGTATTCACGCGCGTCTCGCACATGGTCAGCGGCTCCGGTTACTGCGCCGCTTGTCGGCGCAGATGCGTTTCCAGTGGTCGTCGCGGCAGTTCTCGTCGCAGTAATTCCGGCCGTCGTCCAGCTTCTCGTCGCAGTTGCGGCAGCGGCCGGCCTCGAAGGCGCTGACGGCGTGCCCCATCATGTACTGGTGTTCCTCGATCTGCGCGGTCAGCCACTTGTCGGCGCGTTCGTTGGCGTCGTCGATGATGTCGGTCACAGGGACATCCTTTCGATGGTCATGGCGAGCAAGTCGAGTTCGTCGCACTTGTAGCGGGTGTAAAACATCGACGGCCCTAGCATGTGGATGCCCTGGTTTCCGCGGTGATGCTCAGGGCACAGCGGCACGGTCAGGTAGTGCTGCGCGCGCTGGCTCATGCCCTGGCCTTCCCGGATGTGGTGCACTTCCGCGGGCGATCCGCAGATCACGCACCCCAGGCCAGCCACCCGGTCCATGTGCCGACGTTCGTGGGCATTGGCTTTTTTCACCGCCCCACCCATATCGACTTCGGGCTGCAATGGCACGTCACGGACTTCTGCGCGCCGTACCCAAGGCGACGGATGACCTTGGCGCGGGCGGCACGGGCGACGACGCCACCCCAGGCGCGGTTATCCGGCGGCGGCGGAAGCCCCTCCTTCTCGGCGCTGGCGCGCACGTCCTCGGCCATGAAGGCGCGCGACGGGTTGGCGCCGACATAATCGACGAGGAAGGAGTAGGCGCGATCGCTCCACCCTTCGCTCACGGCGTCAGCGTGTTCAATGGCGGCGCCCATGCCGGCATCACGCAGGAGGCGCGCGGCACTGACGGACGGCGAGAGCAAATCAAGCTGCATGGCGTTCCTCCGTTGCGGTTGGTTCGGACCACTCGACGCCGTGCTCGGCGCCATAGGCGAACAGGTACTCGATGAAATTGGCGGCCTGTGACACCTTGAAGCGGCGCGACTGGACTCCAAGCTGCACGATTCCGGTGCCGTCGAGCGAAGGCACGACCTCGCCCTGGCCGGCGAATGGGTCGGGCTTGCCCTCGGCTTTCGCGTTTTCGCGGGCGACGCGCACATAGGCGTCGATCAGTAGGCGCTTCCAGGTTTCCTCGTCGCGCGCCTTGCCCATGAACGTGCAGTGCTTGGCGATGTCGCCGATCATGGCGTGGTACTTTTCTTCTTGGGCGCGCTTCTTCTTCGGCTCGCTGATCTTGACGACGTAGCCCTCGGGCGCGGCCAGGACGTGCCGGCAGATCGCCTTGCGCGCGACTTCCCCGGTGATGACGAGCGGCCTCACTTGCAGGCGCTCCAATTCCGTCGCGCATACGCTTCGCGCTGCTTTTGGCCCAGGGAAAACTCGTCGTTTCCTCGCTTGAACTCTTTTCTTGCGCGCTGCTTCTCGGTTGTCTCCGCCCTTGTTTTCAAGACATCCACGGGCGTTGCGCTCGATTTGCACAGCGACAGCTTCATCGCCTTCTGGATTGCGTTTCCTTCGCCGAAAACGATGTCCGCTCCACCCGCGATGTAACCGCAGATAAAGCGCGACACGCTGCTGTTTTTTGCGGAAAACCCTTCGGGAAATCGCTTCAATCCAGAAAGACAAACATCATCAGACTCGATGCCCATTCGACTCGCAAACTTTGAGATACAGACGGAGATTGGAAAATTCGGAAACTTGTCAAACGATGCGCAAAGCCATATGTCCCACTGCTGTTGAAGTGTCATTTTGTCCTCACCCTTTCCGCCCAGGCCGTTCGGCAGTCGTCGCGCAAGCGGTCGGCTGCGGCCTTGTTGCGCTTCTTCTCGACGGCCTTGAAGTAGTCCGCAGCGGCGTTGCCATCCGGGAAGAACGCGCGGATGACCCAGGCGACTTCGCAGCGGTGGCGCTTATCCTCGTCGAAAGGCTCGACATTCAAGCGGCCCTCCGCACGGATTCCCAAGAGTTCATGCCGAGGTACGCCTTGAGCAACTGGCCCTCGGCGGTGCAGATCCCGTCAGCGACCATCTGCGCGATGCACGGCTGGAAGCGCGCGTCGCGCTTGGCGGCGTCGAAGATCATCCCGAGTTGCACGGCGTTGCGCGGGTGCGTTGCCCAATGCGCGTCGATGCCGTCGCGCATCTTGCCGGCGCCGATCACGTCGCCAAGGCGCTTCGACATTTCGCGCTGGCGCTCGACATCCTCGGCGGTCGGCTTGTACGGCAGGGCCGGCTTGTCGGTGCTGATGCGCTTGGCGGCGTCGCGGCAAAGCGCAAGGAATTCGGGCAACGTCGGCGGGTAAGGGCTGGTCTTCTGCGCATCCAGGGCGCGGCCAATGGCCTCCGGCTTGTCGGCGAACCCGCCCAACTCTTCGGCCCATGTCCGCTTGACGCGATCCCTTGGGAAGTCGCCGAACTGCGCGGCCCACTTCGCCCCGTAGAAGTCCTCGAAGCGACGGAACAACCTCTCGATCCAGTCGTCAGGCAACACGGACGGCCTCGCTGGTGATGTCGCGTTCTGGTGCTGTGGCAAATCCATGTCCATCCCCCCGTGCTGCCGCGGCCTGCGCGGCGTAGCTGCTGATTGCGGCCTGGCGTCCGTTCAGTGGCCTCGTCGCCAAAGACGGCTTAAAGCCCTTCTCTCGGCGAACCCAATTTCGCCAAGTGGCGATCCAGTCGGTTTTGGTCCCCTTCTGTCCTGGCTGCGCGATCCAGTAGTCACGGAATTCCGCGAAGATGGCACCAAGGGCTTGTTGTTCGAGGTCAGGCCGTATCGCTTTTGCTTCTGCTACCCACAACTCGGTCAGAGCGGCGTCGCCTGGCAGTCTGTGTCCGCGACTTGTGCGGACCTTGCTCTGCCTCTCCTCTTCCTCTAGCTCTGCCTCTTCCTCTACCTCTTTCTCTGGCATAGCGTCTTGCTCGCGTTCTGCTAGCGAGTTGCTAGCAACGCCGGAAACGACCATGAATCCGGCCTTTATCAAGGGGTCGATGGCGTCAGCAACGTCCTTGCAGGATGTGCGCAAGCGGAAGGCGATCTTGTCGCAGTCGTACTCGATTGATCCGTCTTCGGACTCGCTTGCTAGCAGCCACAACATCGGCGCTAGCGCCCTGCTAGCAACCGGCAAGCGTTGATATTCGTAGTTGTCTAGCAGCCCCTTGTGCAGTTTTATCCAGGGCGGCGCGCGGTCCTTGTAGTGCTGGAATTCGTGCCAGTTCTTTACGTGCAGACGCATCATTTCTGGCATTCCCCCCTTATAAACGCCTCTGTCCTGTCGGGTGATATGCGACAAGCCATGTCACTAAGCACCCCGCCAAGCTCTGTTTCCATGTATCCGGCTAACTGTCCTGCATAGAAGGCGTCGGGATCAAAAGCATCGGGATCAGAAGTGCCAAACAAGCCTGGGCTTGGGCTTACTAAGCCCTGATAGTCCGCCCATCCCTCCAGTAGCTGCGCGGCGCGTCCGATCATCGAAGGCGGAATAAGCATCTGAACCTGGCGGAATCGCTCGATGTGGACGTGCGCCTGCTCATGGCATGAGTGACACAAGACAGATAGCTCGGTCACTTCGTAATCCCATATCAGCCGCCCTTTCACGTAAACGCGGTGATGGACATGAAGCTGGTCCTCTGTGCTTTCACATGACTCGCAGCGAAATCCGGCATATTCCAAAGCCTCAAGCCTCTTCTTCTGCCAGAGCGGATGCTTGTATTGGTCCTTAAACTGCATGAGCAACCCCCTTCTCGGCCTTCACCGGCTGGCATCCGCGGACCCACTTCCGGGTCAGGTGCCATCCTGAACAGATCAGGCACTTGTAGGTGTAGAGCCGCCGGACATCGGGCCGGGCTTCGAGCGCCTGCATAGCGCCGGCCCTGGCGGCGAGTTCGTCGGACCAGCGGACCTTGCTCAAACACATCCGCTCGGCGGCTTCGCGCGTCCGGCCGTTGATCTTTCTCGGGGCAGTCATTTCCGGTCCGTTTCCGATAGCGTCGGAATGACGCGGGTGACGTTGACGATTACAGTGGCCTCATGCCGCTTACGATCGGACCACTGACGAAGGAGCTTGACGATGACATCCTTGCGCGATGTCCCGGTCGCCATGTTGTATGCGTCCAGGACAGCCATATCCTCGGCGTCGACATCGACGCGCAGTTCAACCGTGCCATTGCGCGACAGCGCGGTAGAATCCACCGATGCGCTACTCACTCGCTGCCCTCCTGTTGATCGCCGGTTGCTCCGGCCCGCCCGCGGAAGAGCGCATTGCGGCGCTCGAAGCAGACCGCGCGGCGCTCCATGCGGATCTGTTGCGCCAGCGAGCCGAATGCCAGGCGCAGGCCATCGAATTCCGCGGCGACGAGAAGATCGTCGGCGCCTGCCTGGATGCGTACCGGGTCATGTCCGAGGCGGTCATGCAGTCGGTCGACGACATCGACCGGCGTATCGCCGCGCTGCGCAAGTAGTTCATGCGGCCCTTCGCTTACTTTCGCGCAGGTATGCCCACTCGCCGGACAGGTCAGGCCGGAGTTCTTCGCACGTCACCTTGCCGCTGGTAGCGCGCTCGATTTCGGGGCACCGCTCGGCCGGCACGCGCTTCTTTCCGTGCCGCCATTGCGTGACCATGACTGGATTCACGCCGAGGTCGGCGGCCAGGCGCGACCCGCTGCCGGGATTCGCATTGAGATAGTCGTTTAGCTTCATGCGAAATAGTGTAGCCATTAGCTAGTCAAAGCGTCAAGCCTTTTGCGAATTCATTTGTTTAGCCGTTAGCTATCTAATAGGTCCATGAAACCGATCGACGACATCCGCCGCGACAACCTGGCTGTGCTGCGCGACCAATACGGCGGCCTCGCCCGCTTTGCCGAGCACCTGGGCAAGAGCGATAGCCAGGTCAGCCAGTGGGTCCAGGGCGCGACGCACTCGGCCACGGGCAAGCAGCGCGGCATGAGTACGGCCACGGCGCGCTACATCGAGGACCGCTGCCGGTTGCCGACAGGCTGGCTCGATGTCGAGCACGCGCGCCAGGTCGACCTGGGCAACCATCCCGACCTTGCGCAAGTGCCGCGGGTCCGCTTCAAGTTGTCGGCCGGAGTGTCCGGGTATGCGATCGAGCCAGAGGCCGGCAACGGCAAGCCGGTATTTTTCCGGCGTGACTGGTTCGACACGCACGGCTACCGCCCGGAAAAGCTATTCGCGGTGCGCGTCACCGGCGAGAGCATGGAACCCGCGCTCTACGACGGGGATCTGGTCGTGGTCAATACGGACGACACGGCACCGCGCGACGGCGACGCCTTCGCCATCAACTACGAGGGCGAGCTAGTCATCAAGCGCCTGCGCCGGGATGCCGGCGAATGGTGGGCGGCCAGCGACAACGCCGACCAGCGCCGCTACGCGCCCAAGCTGTGCACCGAAGACGTGAAGATCGTCGGGCGCATCATCTACAAGCAGTCCGAGCGCATCTAGCCACCGGCCACCCCAAGAGTCCGCCCGCGAGGCGGATTTTTTTCGCCCGCGGAAAGCCCTGGGTGCGATTGGGCTTGACATTGTTTTAGCCTTTGGCTACAATAAAGGCGTGGGATGAAAAGGAGATTGAAATGAGACGGGAAGAAAAGATTGAGCTTGCCCTTGGGTATCTCAAGCGGCTGATTGCTTCGGGTTGGGAATACCCGGATGCCGAGTACCAGGCGGCAAAGAAGTACGGACTCAAGGGGCAAGAGATCAATGACCTTCGCGCCGATTACGACAAGGGGCTGTGACATGAAACTGAAAATCACCGTGACGATTCTGCAAGAAATGGCGCCGGCTATCGAGGATGCGCGCGGCGGCAAGTACCCGCAGGAAACCGACAGCATGTACTTCAAGGTCGACGACGCCTTCAATGCGGCACCGGCCAAAGCGAAAGCCGTGGTCATCGACTTCACCGAGCGCGAAGTCGCCGAAATCCAGGACCGGATCGACTACTACCGCGAAACTTGCCAAGAGAACCTGGCCGACACCTACGACCGCGCCGACCGGATGTTCTGGCTCGGCCAGAAGCGCGCCGCGGTCGCCCTGTTGAAGCAGATCAAGGACGGAGGGATGAAATGAAGCTGTCCAACGAAATCAACGCCACCATTTACGACAACAGCCCGGCGATGCTGGCGAAATACCTGGAAGCGAACGGCATCAAGGGCGCGTTCGTCGAGAAGGATGGGCGCGAGTTCGTGACCTACGAAGGCGACCCGGAAGAACGCTGCGGCTTCGTCGCCGGCCGCTTCACGCTGCTGCGCGAAGCCAAGGCGTTGGCCTCGAAGATCAACGATCTGATCGTCGAATCACGTGTTGCAAAGATCAACGAAATTCTCAAAGCGAACTAACCAGAAGATCACCAGGAGATCACCATGAAAAAGGTTCTGCTAAAAAAAGAAAGCGGGGGGTTTGCCTACTCGGCGTTCGAGAAAGTTATCAAGCTGGAAATTAGACCGACCAAGAACGGATGGTTTTTTGAGGAGCGCGCCGGCACAAAAGGCGGAACGCTAACCGATATGCCCACGGTCACGGTAGCAGACGAAGGTGCGGCAATTGCAATGCTTAACGAGCGTGCCGCGAAGGCCGTTGCTGATGGATACACCGAATCGTAATTAGGAGATCACCATGCTCTACAACCTTTCCACCATGAAGCCCGTCGAGCCGGTCAAGCTGGAAGCCGGGATGCGCGTCCGCTACACCGGCGACATGGCGAACGCCTCCGGGCGCGGCGTCATCGTCGAAGTCGGAACCGGACCTTACGCTGACATCGGCAAGCTGGTCCTCGACGATGGACGCGAGATCTGCATCGACGGCGCCAGCTTCTCGGGCGGCCCCGGTTGCCGCTTCTTCGTGGCGCCCGGCCTGGCCGACGCGGAAGAAATCGCGGCGCTCCTGGCGAACGCGGCGATCGTCGCAGCCAAAGCGAAGGCCGACAAGGACGCGGAAAAGAACGCCTTTTCGGCCGAGGTCGAGCGCCTCAAAGCCGAGTACCCAAATCTCGAAATCGGCAACGGCCCGGTGGTCGCGGCCAAGAACCTGCGCAAGCTGCTCAAGGCGGCGTTCCCCGGCGTCAAGATGTCGGTCACAACCAGCAAGTACAGCGGCGGCAACAACGTCACCGTGCGCTGGACCGATGGCCCGACGACGGCAGCGGTCGAAGAAATCCTCGATCGCTTCGATGGCGGATCGTTCAGCGGCATGGACGACAGCTACACCTACTGCAACACGGCCTGGAACTCCCTGTTCGGCAGCGCGCGCTACACCTTCGCCAGCCGCAGCTACTCCGATGCCCTGGTCGCCAAGGCGATCGAGGAACTCAAAGCGGAATACCCGGCGGAAAGCTACCCGACCATCGAGGACTACAACGAAGGCCGCGCCTGGAATACCTCGCCGGTGATCGGCGCCCGCGGCTGCGGCCCCTACTGTTGGGCCGGCCTGATTAACGAGAAGTGCAGCGGGATGGAGGGCTAAACCATGTTCGGGCGCTACCTGCCAAATTGGCTCTACGCTGCGCTGCCGTTCGCCTACCTGGTCGCCGCGCTGTTCGGCATCCTGGGCACCGACCCGCTGTTCGGTAAGCTGTGTGGCGCCCTGCTTTTCACGGCCGCGCTGCTGATTCTCGACTGGCGCCACGGCCCGCACCGGCGCGAATGACCCGTCAAAAAAATTTGTTCGATTGTGTAGCTTAAAGCTATTGACAAGACTAGCCGCCGGCTACACAATGAAGCCGTGGGATGAACGAAAGGAGATCGAAATGAAAGCAGGAAGTTTCCCGAAGTTTCTCAGGAAAGGTTGCTACCGCAACAACATCGCTGATGAAAGCGGAATCGAGGTTGCACGGATTGGACTCTTCGCCCTGAACGACGACAGCGACCCGACCATCGAAGCGTTCCGCGACGAGATCGTTGATGCCTACAACATGAACAGCCCGACCAATTTGCTGCGGAGGTCGGTCAAGGTCGAGGTCCGCAACGTCTTCGGAAAAGAAATGATCTACCCGGCCAACGTCCCGGCAGAAATCTTCGCGGCGATCGCCGGCAAGAAGACCTTGAGCAATGCCGACCTGATGAACATCCAGGCGCTCGGCTTCAAGGTCGAGGAAGTCGCCCCGAAGAAGTTGGCAGCGTGAAGGAGGGAATCATGACCACCAAAAAAGAACCGAAGTTCGCAGCCGGTATCGGCCCGCAGCGTTACCTCAATACCGACCCGTGGCCGCTGGCCCAATGGGAAGAACAAGAGCCTTTGCCGACCGTTGGCGAGGTTGTCACCTACCTTGCGGGGGCCGGCCTGCTGGCCGCCTTCTGCTTCGTTGTGTTGGGGTTGGCATGAGCGCCAAATACGACGGCGGGCCGGCGTTTCCTACCGAGCAGCATGAAACGCAGAACGGTGGCTGGAACCAAACCTACGAACAAGGCATGACCATGCGCGACTACTTCGCAGCGAAGGCGATGCAAGGGCTTCTTTCTCAGTCGATGGGAACCGCGCCGAGCAGCAGCGTCAAGTTCGGCGCCGAATACGCCTACCAAATGGCCGACGCCATGCTTGCGGAGCGTGCCAAATGACCCACGCCAAAGAACCTTGGGTCATCGCAGACGACGGCACGATTGAATCGCGCGACTCGGGCTTGGTCGGGAACCTTTCTCACGCGACCGAGGAAAGCCGTCGCCGCATCGTTGCTTGCGTGAATGCCTGCAAAGGCATCCCGAACGAACAACTTGAGTGCGACCAGAGCGAGTTCATCCGCATCTTCAACGAGCACCTTGCTTTCAGGCGGCAGCGCGACGAACTGCTCCATGCGCTTGATGACATCGTAGAAAACGGACTGAGCACCAGTCGTATCAAAGCGGCAAAGGAAGCAGTCGCCCGCGTGAAAGGGCAGCAATGAGCGCCGCCGAACTCCGCGCCGCCCTGGTCATCGAGCGCACCGCTGCCCTGATGGTCGAGCAATTTCCACACGACACGCCGCAGGCTTTGCTTGAGGCGTTCAGCGAAATGGGCGAGCGCGACTACCAGTATTTCCAGAAGTCGATTCCGCTCGGCGCCGAGAAGTTCGGCAACGCGATGTTGAACATCAGCTTTGGCTATTGGGAGCGCCGCGCCAAGGAAGAAGCCGAACGCCAGATCACGGCCGAGTGGGATAGCTGCCAGTGCCACGGCTTCGGATGTAAACACTGTTCATCGGAATTTAATGATGCCGAAACCTCTTGTTGTTCTGCCGGGTGACAGGTTTGGAATGCTAACAATTGAGTTTGAAAGCAGCCCAAAAATTGGAGCAAGCCGCACAAGAAGGTCTTTTGTATGCAAGTGCGAATGCGGAAATTCAATTGTTGCAACGCTCGATCACTTAAGGGTCGGAGACATAGTTTCTTGTGGCTGCAAAAGACACGGTAAAAGCGGGTCAAGAACCCACCGCATTTGGAAAGGGATGATTCAGAGATGCACAAATTCTTCCAGAGAGCAGTTCAAAAACTACGGTGGACGAGGAATAACTGTGTGCGAACGCTGGCGATCTTTTGAAAACTTCCTGTCAGACATGGGAGATGCACCAGAAGGAAGGTCAATTGACCGTATTGACACGAACGGAAATTACGAGCCAGGGAACTGCCGGTGGGCGACACCTAAAGAGCAATCAAACAATACCAGGAGAGTGGTTCAACTTGAGTTTCTTGGCTGCACGGGGTCAGTCGCATCAATGGCTGAAAAGTTTGGGATAAAAAAATCAACTTTGTACATGCGAATTCGCAGAGGAATGTCGGCCGAAGACGCGATTACGAAACCAAACAGATATGCGGCGCACATTGAAAAAACACGAAAGGCGTCAAAGTGAATTTTATTTTCGGGATGCTCAAAGCGCCAATGCTCGACTTCGAGGTTTCGATGCGGCGCAAAGAAACGATCAACGAAGGCCAGAACGTCAGGCAGAAAGTTGCCTACGTCCGCGCCCACGACGAGGCCGAGGCGAAGCGCCTGGCCGAACGCAACAATCCGGAATTTAAGTCCGGTAAGACAAGGAGAGTTTGATATGAGCAACATCACAGTCGCAAAGCAGCCGCCCACCGTGCCGGCGCTTGCAATGAACGAGGGCGAACTGATCGACGTGCTGCAAAGCTCGGTCTATCCGGGCGCCAAGCTCGAAAGCATCAAGCTGGTTATCGGCGCCTGCCGTGCGTCCGGAAAAGACCCGCTCAAGAAGCCCTACCACATCGTCCCGATGTCGGTTAAGACAGGCCGCAAGAAGGCGAACGGCTACGACGAAACCGAAATGCGCGATGTCATCATGCCCGGCATCAACGACTACCGGACTGACGCCTCGCGCACCGGGCAACACGCAGGCACGTCCGAGCCTGAGTTCGGGTCTGACAGAACGGAAACACTCGGCGGCGTCAGTGTGACCTATCCCGAGTGGTGCCGCGTGACCGTCAAGCGCCTGATGCCTGGCGGTCAGATCGTTGAGTTCTCGGCGGTCGAACGCTGGAAGGAGAACTACGCGACGGCCGGCCGCGACAACGACGCGCCCAACGCCATGTGGCGCCGCCGTCCGTATGCGCAGCTTGCCAAGTGCGCCGAGGCCCAGGCGCTTCGCAAGGGCTTCCCCGAGGTCGGAAACCAGCCTACTGCGGACGAAATGGAAGGCAAGGAAATCGACATGGGCGCCGCCGAGGTTGTGAGCCAGGCCACGAACCGGCCCGAGCCGAAGTTCTACGGAGACGAGGCTTTCGCCGCCAACCTGCCGACGTGGCGCAAGTACATCGAGGCTGGCAAGAAAACGGCCGACGACATCATCGCCATGATTTCCACGAAGGCGATGCTCACCGAGGAACAGCAGGCGGCTATCCGCGCGCCCTTCCCGCCCGCTCACATCGACGACGACGGCGTGATCGACGCAGATTTTGTCACCGCAATGGAAATGGGAGGTCAAGCATGAACCGCCAGATTCACAACGTAGTTCAAGGGTCGCCGGAGTG